CTGCGGACACCACGCCGGCAGAACGCGCCGACATTCTCAGGGAATACCGTAAAAAGGATTCGGGGCTAGATATCCTCATATCCGTTGCCGCTCTTGCCAAAGGATTCGATTGCCCGGAGGTCTCCTGTATCTGTGACGTGCGCCCCTTGCGGAAAAGCCTGTCAACGGCGATCCAGATGTGGGGGCGGGGGCTCCGGTCGGCGCCTGACAAGACAGAATGCCTTTTGCTCGACTTCTCAGGGAATATAGTCCGGTTTGCTGACGACTTTTCCGACGTTTATTTCAACGGTCTGAACCAACTCCATAAAGGGGAAAAGCTCGACAAGAAGATCCGCAAGGATGAGGAACATATCGAAAGGGCTTGTTCGAAATGCGGATACAAACCATGTGGGAAACGCTGCGTTCAATGCGGATTCCAGAAGAAAAAACAGTCCCTTGAAGAACATGCGCCAGGCGTCATGAAGGAAATTATTATCGGGGGAAAGAAAGCAGCCGACGACAACCATCACCTTTACAAACAGCTTGTTTCCTTCACCCGTAATTCATCCAGCCAGAAACCCCGAGAATGGGCCTGGAACCTTTACAAGCAGATCACTGGAGAGAGCGTCCCTAAAAAGTGGGAGGGTGAATTTTGGATGATGCCCCTGTGCCATGTGACTTCAGCGACAAAGGGTAAGATTCAACAACTGCGGATAGCTTACCGCCACGCGATAAAATGACCATCTTCGACCTGTGGATAAGACGGATAAACTACCTCTCCCAGAGATTGAGGGATATTGAGAAAAAGGCTCTTGAGATGGATGTGAAGATAAACCAAGCAGTCGGGGCAAGGAGAAACTTTCTTCATAAGGAATTGGCCCTATTCAAGCACGCCCCTGTAGATCACCTTACACGGGCTATAATCTGCTGGCCGATGCAGAGGATGATAGAGAAGGAATTGGCACAGTTAAGGAAAGACCTGCTTTTTAGAGAGCATCAGCCAAAGGGGCAAATTACCCCTGAGATGATAGAACGCGCCTCGCAGTTCCCTATCCATGAGCTTATCGAGTTTGACGCTAGGGGGATGGCGTTATGCTTCAATCATGAGGAAAAGACGGGGAGCCTACACCTCAACAAGAAAACGAACACCTGCCATTGCTTCGGCCAGTGTGGCGAGACCTGGAACCCCCTGCACGTTTTAAAACTAAGGGACGGCATGTCTTTCCCAGACGCAGTGAGGAAATTATGCCAGAGGTAAAGACATTCTTTAAAGAGCCGAAGCCGTGGCGGTCGAAAGAATACCGGGACTTCATAGACTCCAAGCCCTGCATTGTGCCAGGGTGCCGGAGAAAAGCGACTCATCACCATCAGCCGAGAAAAGGAGAGTGCAACCGGCCAAAAGTTGGGGATGACAGATGCCTACCGATCTGCTTGAGACACCACGTCGACGGGGGGTTGCCGAACTTACCAGGCAATTATCATGGCATGGGGGAAATAACCGGATGGGCGTTTTACAGCCTTTATGACATAGACGTTGAGGCAGAGATCAAGAAACTAAACGAGGAATTTAAGAGGCCTACATGCCAGAACTCCATAACTTAGACGAATTTCACGCTACTCTGTTACAAAAGACCAGGGGGATTAGGCTAATGCCACCGCCACCATTCGACATTACAGAAACGCCAGGATACGAGTTGGCAAAGCATATATGGTCGGTCCAGCAATGGCAAATTGACCATCTAAGGAAGAAAATAGCAACGTTCAGGCGTGCATTAAACGACCTTTAACCAACGCGCCAAGGGGAGGGGAGATGCTTCAGAAGAAGAGACATAGCTTTTACGAATCATGCGTGAATGTGGCTGCGGGATACGGCGTGGCCCTTGTCAGTCAGATTGTCGTCTTTCCTCTTTTCAATATTCATGTGCGGTTTCGCGATAACATCATGATCGGGCTGTACTTTACAGCGATTAGCATAGTGAGAAGTTATTTAATCAGGCGATGGTGGACTACCCACTGAGAAATAAAATCTTGACATATAGCTTGACTGTGGTATTGTGTATTTAGCAATTCATTAAAGCGAGGTAAACACAATGCCCCCTAGGAAAGATAGGATAAACTCAATATGCGCTATATGTGGTAAAGCGTTTGGAGTATTGGAAAGCGAAGCCAAAAACGGGAGAGGAAAATATTGTTCAAAAGAGTGTCTCGGCAAATCAAAGAGACATGGTTCAATATTGTACTGTGATTTATGCGATTCACCATTTTACCGCCGCTTTGGAGAACAAGACGTAGGGGTTGCAAAAAATCAATTTTGCTCCCGTGATTGTTATTATGATTGGCGGCAAAAAGACATGAAAGATTCGACCTATTTGAAGTTCAAAGGTCGGCATATCCACAGAATGATTGCAGAAGAATATTTAAAGCGTGAATTGTCACCAGATGAGATAGTCCACCATAAAGACCTCAATAAAAAGAATAACGACCCCTGCAATTTAGCGGTTTTCCCGAACCAGTCCTTCCACGCACGTTGCCATTTTGGAGAAATGACCGATGACGAACTTAAAACATTCTCACTTATACAATAGCTACGAATCTTTTATAGAGGCTAAGTCTCAAATATCTTGGAATTATGGGTTCACCCCAACATTTATGCCAGATTTCCTTTACGATTTTCAATCATATCTTGTTGATTGGGCTGTTCGCACCGGGAGGGGAGGACTTTACTGCGATTGTGGCCTTGGCAAAACCCCCATGCAGCTTGTTTGGGCCGAGAACGTAGTGAGACATACCAACAAGCCGGTATTGATATTGACCCCCCTTGCCGTGTCATTTCAGACCGTACAGGAAGCTGCGAAGTTTGATATAGACGCGCAACGGTCGCATGACGGCAAGCCGTGCAGGAATATCACGGTGACCAATTACGAACAACTCCACCGGTTCGACTGGCGGGATTATGGCGGGTGCGTCTGTGACGAAAGTTCCATCCTCAAAAACTTTGACGGCAAGCGGAAGGATGAGATAACCCAGTTCATGAGGAAATTACCGTATCGGTTGCTTGCTACGGCCACCGCTGCCCCTAACGACTTCACAGAGCTAGGTACAAGCAGCGAAGCCCTTGGTGGACTAGGGTATACCGACATGCTGATGAAGTTTTTTAAGAATGACCAAAATGTTATAAAGCCGATGACTTACCGGAACAAAGGTCAGAACTTTATGAATCATGAGGACGGGGCAAAATGGCGGCTTAAAGGCCATGCGGAAATACCTTTCTGGCGGTGGGTTGCTTCCTGGTCACGCGCAATGAGAAAGCCATCTGATTTTGGGTTCAACGATGACGAGTTCACATTACCGCCTTTAAACCAGCAAGAGCACCTTGTTAGGGCCAACAAACTGGCAGAAGGTATGTTGTTTGAAATGCCAGCTTTCGGATTGCGGGAACAGAGAGAGGAAAGCCGCCGGTCTATTGAATCCCGTTGCGGCAAGGTTGCGGAACTTGTTGAAACAGGTCAACCGGCCTTGGTGTGGTGCCACCTGAACGACGAAGGAGATTTGTTGGAAAAGATCATCCCTGATGCAAGGCAAATCAGCGGCAGAGATTCAGACGAAGCCAAAGAAGAGAAGTTTATGGCGTTTGTTAAAGGTGAAATCCGGGTATTAGTCACGAAGCCTAAAATCGGCGCATGGGGATTGAACTTCCAACACTGCAATCACGTTATTTTCTTCCCTACCCATTCATTTGAACAAGTCTATCAGGGAGTTAGACGGTGTTGGAGGTTCGGCCAGAAACGCCCCGTCACGGTGGATATTGTGACCACAGAAGGGGGCCAAGGGATAATGAAGAACCTCCAGCGCAAGGCAGCCCAGGCCGACAAGATGTTTACTTCGCTTGTAGCACAAATGAACAATGCAATATCAGTTGAGAACCGGATTAAATTCGATAAAGAAATGGAGGTCCCAAAATGGCTATAATGGATATTGTTGTTGCAATCACCTTTATAATAGTTTATGATATCCCTTATGAGAAAACAAACAGCAGAACATATACATAAAAGAAGCCAGTCCAAAAGAAGGGGTGAATATTTTAAATGTGAAATATGCGCAACCCAATTTTGGAGGAAACCTTACGAAATCAAACAAGGGAACAACCGATTCTGTTCTAAACCTTGCTATTACGATTATCAAAGAGGGAAGACAAAAGATTTAAGTAACCGAAGAGTATCTAATGGGTCAGAAAACCCAAATTGGAGGGGGGGGAAGACCTCCATCCATAAATCTATCCGAGGAAGCAAGGCTATGTCGGTATGGCGCAAAGAGGTTTTTGAACGAGATGATTATACTTGCCGTTCTTGCGGTAATCGAAGTAAATCAAATAACTACTTAAGAATAGAAGCCCACCATATAAAACCGTTCGCAACATTTCCCGAAGTCAGGTTCAATGTAGACAACGGGATGACCTTATGTAAAAAATGCCACGATAAAGAGCCAAAAGGGAAAGATATATATCTTATAAATTAGGAGCCAACATGGAAATCATGGAACAAAAAATAACCGACAAATATGCATTGTATTGTGGCGATTGTATAACCGTTATGGCCGGGATACCAGACAAATCAATCCATTTTTCCCTATACTCCCCGCCCTTTTGCGGCTTATACCAGTATTCCAGCCATGAGCGCGACCTGTCCAACTGCGATAGTTACGATCAATTCTTTGAACATTACGAATTTGTGGTGAGCGAAATAACCCGGTTGACGTTGCCCGGCAGGATGACGGCGGTTCATTGCATGGACACCCCAAAGAGCAACAGCGGAAGGGACGGACTGACAGACTTCCCTGGCGATATTATCCGACTCCATGAAAAGCACGGATGGGATTTTATTTGCCGCCATGGAATATGGAAAGAGCCCCTTGCGGTTCGTAACCGTACCATGCAAAAGAACTTGGCTCACATGACGCTCGTCCAGGATTCTACCTTATGCGGAGTTGCCTCGATGGATCAGCTTTTGATATTCCGCAACAAGGGAGAAAACCCAGTACCAGTTGTCCACCCTATCGGAATGTTGAACTATGCCGGAGAGCGTCAAATCCCTTCAGATGTCCTTGGATACAGGGGATGGGAAGGAAAGCAAACAGAGAATCGATTCTCCCATTGGATATGGAGACAATATGCCTCTTCGTTCTGGGATGACATACGGATTGACCGGGTGTTACCATTCGAAGCGGCTCGGGATTCGGAAGATGAAAAGCATGTGCATCCCCTCCAACTAGATGTTATTGAAAGGGCGATAGTACTAAGAACAAACCCCGGCGAAGTGGTATTGACCCCGTTCATGGGGGTTGGTTCAGAAGTATTCGGCGCGGTGTCTCTCGGGAGAAAAGGAATAGGCGCGGAACTTAAGCCGTCCTATTACCGGCAATCAGTTAAGAATGTGGACGCCGCCGGTAAGATTCAGAAAGATCAGGATTGCTTCAATTTTGATACCGAACCCGACGAAGTTGAAGAGGCCATCTGACCCCCCATGAGGAAGGGATGAAAATAGTTATTGACATTCGCTTACTAATTCGATAAAGTGTCAATATCAAGGAGGGGCAAGATATGCGAAGAGTTTTTACTATGACGTTTTGCTTACCAGACAAACAACGGGCTGCGATTAAGAGGTCAGCGAAGAAACGAAACATGACCGTTTCCGAAGTCCTGCGTGAAGCGATTGACGATTACTTAGCCAAGGTCGCCCCGGCGAAATAAGGAGAGTGAAATGGAACGAATTATCGAAAAGATTGAGAAGATCATCGAGGCCCAGATCGAAGCATTTGAAAAGAACCCCATAACGACATCCCTGAAACTGTTGCTTTTCTACTGGGTATTCAAGAAACTCTACACTTCGGCTAAGAGGGGGTGAACTATGTGGAACTTGATCAAAGTCGCAGCCTTCTTAGCCATGATAAAGTATTTCATCCTCGACAGCCTCCCGATAAAAACCTTTATTGAGGACTCAGGACATATTACCGCAATCATTTGCTGCTTCTTAGTGGTGGTTGCTATCGCTATCCCTTGCATCATCGCAGATGGCAAGGAGTGACCTATGTTCACAACAAGCCAAATCGGCTGTATGCTAATGTCCTTTATGACTCCATATCTTTACACATGGGTAATCATCTCAAATCCTAATGATGACAAGGCTTATCCTGCTACCTTCTGTGGATTAGTCGTAATGAACTTAATTATTTGGGCTATCACATCGGCAATTTAGTCGCCCCGGCTTCCGGGAAGTGAGGGAGAAATGACAAAAACCGGGCTTAACTGTAAGACATCGGACGGAGTTTGCGCCGAGCGGCAACAGGGTAGCTACGGAGCGTGCAGACTTTGCGAATTCTCCACGATGAAGAGAACCGTAGAAGTAGCTGTCTCTATGCGAGATTACCAGTTTGTAAAAGAGCTTTGCGATAAAGACGGCACCCCTATCGACCAAGCGGTTTCACAGTTGGTAGGCCAGGGGATCAGGAGCTTGCAGCGACATGTATAACGGCTTGCGTGCAGCCAACGAGCGGGTTAAGGCTATGGGGGGATAACGGCTTGAGTTGAGCCGTACAACGGCTCGAACGTTTGGTTATGCGTTCGGGCGGATCGGAGAGGAAAATGAACGAATCGGAAAGATACACCGAACAATATATAAATGATGATGGTGATTTAGCATGGCGTATCCCCTTAGAAGTGAAGGAGCTATTACCATGTCCCTTTTGCGGGAAAGTCCCAATAATGGGGCCATCATGCAGGCGTACAGTAAATATTTATTGCACATGCGCTGCTGCACCACATATTGAGGCAGATAGTAAAATAGCGGCCACGAAGAAATGGAATCAACGTAAGAAAGCATAACAAACAGCTCACGCGCTCGTCGCGTGTAGCGGGAGTTAGGAAATGGGTGGTTTTGTAGACCGCCCTGATTGTAGAGAGGAATGGTGCGTATATAGTCTGCAATGTCCCGTTACCTGCTCAGTCGTGATCCGGGCGAGACAGGATCAGGCGTGGCGGCAT